ATGCCTGGTCACAGCAAGAAAAAGAAGATGATGAAGAAAACCAATGGCAAGCTCACTCCTGCTCAGCAGAAGTTGCCACCTCGCATCAAGCAGGCGATTTTGAAGAAGAAGAAAAAAGGTAAGAAGTAATGGCTAACTTCAACTCCACTCTTGAAGCGGGTAGGTCCGGCAAGGCTGATCCGACCTCACTTGGCGGCGACCGGCTTGAAGCCTTCCACGCCTATAGCACTTACACGCTGGATGCTTCTGAAAATGTTGGAGATACCCTGACACTCTTCAAGATTCCTGACAATGCAATTTTGCTTGATTTCGTGTTCGTTGCCGAAGCTCACACGGCTGCGGTGCAATACAAGGTTGGGGATTCGGGGGACGACGACCGTCTGTTGACTGCTTTCTCAGCTGCCTCCGCTGTAACCAAACGAGCATCTGCCGACAACCTTCCGGCCATTGGATACAAATACTCGGCTGACACGTCGATCATTGCTACGTTTGCCGGTGCTGACCCAGCAACGATTAGTGGCACTCCGACTGTGCACGCCTACGCGACTTACATCATCCCACGTGCCCAGTCTAGGTTTACTAACTACATCGACTGATCGACTGAACAGCAAACTTGGGTATTGATATCACGTAGTCCATTGTCTCTTGCTCAGGCTTCAACCCCCCTGCAATGACAACATGCGTGTCGCTTTCATGTACTAAGAAGCCGCACTGCCAGATGTCTTGTGGCGTGGGCAGGTCTGTCTTTTCAACTTCAGCGTTGGGTGAGGGTTCGCATGAATCTATCCAGTGCACAATGACTGGCTCTACATACGTTCCAAATGCGCGGACCACTCTTTCGAGGTGGCACGACTTACCCTTTTTCCCAGTTCCACTTCTCCTACCAGAATTGCGGCTCCCCATTGGGTGACATCCTTTCTTGCCATGTATTCTGGTTGCTTGTCTCCAAATCCGATTGTACCGACGTTGGAGTAGAAGTGAGGCAAGAGTACCTTACTGGTCCGTTTGGCCTGTGTGACCCCTACAGGGCGGTGTGTGTGCCCTCTGACGGTCAGCCGCCACGGATGTGACCCATTGCAGTAGTTGATCTGCAAGCCCTCCAGCTCGTCAGAATTGGCTGCTACGTCGAATCCGTGAAAAAACTGGACCTGACCGAGGTTGTAGACGCATTTTTGAGATTTGATGTATGGGTATTGAGCCCATCTGCGGAATTCTTCGCCAAAAGCTCGGTGCTCGTTCCAGTGAACCAGTGATCTAAGCCCTCTAGGAACCCTCCTTGGGTCTGGTTTCATCACGTTGTCATCGTGATTTCCCAGCGTCCACACGCATACTGGGTCGTCAGCCTGCTCCCGACAGTCAGCTAAGAAGGCACTGGCCTCTGCGTACTCGTCGTACAGGTCATGGTCTGACTCAGATTCGTGAACAGACGCAGCTTCACCATCAATAAGATCGCCTAGACACACGAGGTGCGTAGGCTTGTGTTCTGCAATTTTGTCTAAGAGCCAACGAATCCCCGCCCTACTTGCGTAAGGGTGATGGACGCAAGAAAAAGCAAGGAATCTGGCGGTGGTCATCATCTCACCATTTTTGACCGCGTGACTTCAGCCAGCCCCATGCGTAGGGTCCGGTGGCGGCTCCAAAGACGTAGGAGGAGAGGACGACGGCGATGACGGTTCCAATGTCGGACATACTGTTTTCCTTAGCTTCTTGAAAGAGAGAAAGACCGATACGGCTGCTAGTACGCCGCTAGTAATCGCTGCTGGCAATATAAGCACCTGATCGTATTTTTGAATTGTATAAGTAAGCAGCACCAACCCGATCCCAACTAGAAAGGGTAGCTGGCCCCTCAAAGGCAGCATGAGGAATCGGCTGATAGTCATCAAAATCAGGCCGCCCAGGATGCCCAAGCTGCCTACCCAAACCAGTGGACTCAATGTGGGGTCCACCTGACTTGCATCCGGTAAGGAAAGCGGCGATGAGGACGGCACAAACGATTGCCGCTGGCACGAGGAGGCTAAAAGCAACGGAACGAAGGCAGCAAGCCCCAGATTCACTGCTGTTCCAACGCTTCCAGCCTTGACAAGATGCGTTCTTGCATCCTGGCAACGGTTTCGAGCTGTGCGATGGTGACTGCTTGCGTGATAGCCAATTCATTGATTTTCCCCTGTTGGTCGGCAAGAATCTTGTATAGCCCGCCAACACACAAGACGGTCGTGCACACGATGCCGACCCAATCACGATTAGAGAGCCGGACAATGTTGCTCATTAGATCACTTTCCCAATGCAGTGCACGTCGCCTGTCACACCTGCGGCGGCAGTTTTCACAAGAACAATTACTTGGTTGCAGCCGTCCAAATCGTAGGAGTGAGCGTCCAAGTCCGAGGCTGTGTATTCGTACGTGCCGTCACTGATATCGGTTGAAGCATCTACAAAAGTGGAATCAATATCGCCCGCTTTGGACAGCAGCCGTTGCCAGATGCCAACGCTTCCTTGGTTGGTTGTCTCAGTGTTGTCTTGTGTACCAAGGGGTGCAACGGTTCGACCAAACACTTGGAGCACAGGGTCGGTAGACATGGACTCCCCAGCTGTGTACCGCACGCCCAGCCGCAGAGTCGTTCCAGTAGGAATCGAGATGAAGTGCGGGGTGCTTGATGGAGAGTCTCCATACGGATCTGGCGTTCCACTGTTGTCCTGTGATTCAAGATCACTGTTGATTACTTGCCAAAAGCTTGCGATTTGACAAGGGCGAGTAATTTCGCTCGCATGAACCAGATCAGTAACTGCCTTCTTTGTGCTTCCAAAAGCCATTGTTAGTCCTCGATATCAAGAGGGTCGTATTGCTCTTGACTTTCCTGTTGAACAGTGTAATCGCCGCTCACGATTTCGTGTATCCAGAGCCCGATTGAACGACGGCCCTCCTCGAAGGCCATGAGAGTTGGGTTATCTCGGAACGTGCTGTCATCCATGCTGCATGCCTTACGGATGCCGTCAAGGGCCTTTTTACCCTCGTCGGACGAGAACACGTTTTTGATTGCTTGAATTTGCTCAAAGTTGCTGTGCATCTCGTATGTCCTTCGCGGCAGCGGCAGTATTTCTTGCTGCCATTGCTTGTTGCTGGATCTGTTGTGACTGAGCAACCTGCTGCTCCTGCTGAGCTCTCGCTTGTCGAATTTGAGCAACTTCCTGTTCCGTTCGCATCATCTTGGGGTTTACGCCGTTAGCAGCCATGATCGTTCGCACGGCAGCATCAGCGTTGATGTTATCAAACACGCCTGGGTTGGCCTGTAGGAGGGGAAGCACCACTTGAAGGGACTGCAAAAAGGCTTGCGATTCAGCTGAACGCTTTGAGTTAGCCATTGGAGATCGGTACTCAATGCTGAGCCCTGTGCCCTTGAGCTCTTCCGGTGGCTCAGGAAGTGCACCTTTGGATCTCATGTAAGAGTATGTAAACTCGATGATTGGGTTCAGCCATTCGGAATACAGCCGAGATAGGACGGGGGCCGCAGACATGAGCCCTTGCTGCCTACGTTCAATAATCTCAGTAGCTGTCATCCGGTCATTCATTGGCAACGTCAGCTTGTCGAGGAAGAACGCCTCTTCGATACGTTGCTCCTGCTTCTCAAGCAGTGCCTGCCCGACTGCTGGGTTTGCACCGGACACCAGCGGCTGAGGCACTTCTCTCGTACCAGAGCGGTAGTAGAGGATGGAGCCAGGGGACGTTCGGATCGGACCTTCTACGCTGTTTGAAGGGACCATCAGGGGTGGCCTAATCGCCAGCTCAGCTGCTTCGAGCAGTGTTCGTGACATCGCGTTGGCGACCTTGATGCCTGGAAGCACCTGCATCGCCGGACCCCGACCGTACATTTCTTCGGCAGCTTTCGACCACCGTGGCACGAGATAGGGCATCCGGTCAAAGCCAGACTCTCTGACCACGTGCTTGTTTGCTACTTCGATGTAGATACTGGCAAACGGCTTGTTGGTCACGTCAAGCTTGTAGGGGTCACGCTCCTGCCGCTTGTAGATGGCGTGGACGAACTCGATCTCGGCGTCAGGGTTGTAGCTGCCAGAGTTTTCGTCTGCTGCTCGTAAAGTCTCGTCAGACAGCTCATCACCGAAAGTGTCCAAGGCATCCCGCAAAGACATCTTGAAATTTCGGTAGCACTCCGTCACGACGCCAGACTCATTCTCCATGACGTAGAAGTTTGAAAGCTGTCTGGTTTGGAAAACGAGGTGGTCGCCTTCAGTGTTCAGGTACATCACAGCTGTACCAAAGGACACAAGATCAAGGAACAACTCGTGACTGGATACAGCAAACTGAGACTTGTTTGAGTCAAAGTAGTCCAGCATGACCGTGGTTGCTTCGTGCAGATATCGCCTTACTGACTCTCGCTGCCCGACTTTGTGATCCGAAGTTGTAAGCATGAACCAACGGGTGCTAGTGTTTGTCAGCATGCCGGACAAAGCCGCTGCCAGACTTTGGGCTGCGTTGGGAGCTGTGTCGTTGAAAATCTTGTTACGCCGCTGCTCACCCGACGCATACTCGTAGGAGAATTGGCGTGTTGGCAGGGTTAGGTCCGCTACCTCTTGCCAGTGGTAGTCCCAGTTAGACCTATATGTCTTGGCTTTTTCAAACCTCGCAATAACCATGTGTCCCAAACTCATTGCAACAAACCTCCGCCTTGCTCGTCTTCGACCCCACCAAGAATTGAACCGCCGTAGCTGAACCCGCCCTCAGCATTCCTTGCCCTTGAAATGTCTCCAGATCGCAACTGTTCCAAGAACTTTTCGGTGGCTCCCTCTTCCAGGGCCGCAGCACGCTCGGCATCAAGCCGTTGACGTTCAAGTCGTGCCGCATCTCGTTTAGCTTGTCTTCTGCTAAACATGCCCATAAGTCCTGTAGTGCCTGCACTCACCCCTGCGTAAATGAGAAGCGAGACTGGATCAATAATTGCAAGGACTGGCTCAATCATCTGTGAAACTCCTCAAGGGGGTCGTAATCGTAGTTGTCTACAAACTCCTGATTTGGAGTGTCATATTCTGCTTCGGACTCAGCGTATCGCAGCATCATAACGGCGTATCGAGTTGCGGATTCGATGTCGTCACGCTCAGGCACAATTCTGCCGTCCTTGCGGTGGAGCATCCTTTTTTCGTCGAACCAGTCCGACAGGTTTCGGAACACCTTGAACCGACCAGTCCGCATGCGTTCCAGAATCTCCATTGTGATGGGCTCTCTAGCTTGACCGCCACCTTTGATGTCGTCGTAGCGTGCAGAGAAAGGCATCATGTTGACACCGTGCTCCTCATACTGATCTCGTAGAGCCTTACCTCCGCCCTTGTCACGGGTCATGCCGTCGTGAGGCCAAGCGACGGGAATCCAGTCACCACGGGTATTGATTGCTTGCGAATGGTACGTAGCAGTTTCACCTGCTTTTCGGTAGCAGTCTGTGACGTACACCGTGTCCGCGTCCGCGTCGTATGCGATCCATGCTGCCGCGGCTGGGTGGTCGATGCCGAAGTCGATTCCACAAATGCGGCGGAAGTGGCTGGGTACTGGGAATGGATCGCAAGCTATCTCCTCATCTGGTACGGGGTATACGCCGCCGGAGCCCATCATTGGAACACCCTTGGCACGAGTTTCACGTTCGTGTTCTGGGAATGACTTGAGCAGTCGCTCCCTTTCGTTCACGTCCAAGTGGGGCGATTCATCCCACGTAGCGGTCGAGTAGTAGATTCCAGGCCCACCGTCTACAAAATGTCGAATCACGTCAGACATACCAAACAGTGGAGTCCGAGTAAACAGAACCATGCCGCTCTTGTCGATGGTACGGGTCTGGGCTTCCGTGAAGATCATTTGATCGGTTGGTTCTTCGTCAAGCCAAACGCCATGCCGAGAGACACCCTGAAACTTGACGTTCCCCTGCTCGTAAGACTTGAATGCAAGCTCTGAGATACCACCAGATGCATGCTGAACCTTCACCACATCAATAACGTTCTGCACACCACACTGACGGAAAGAAACCTCTTTGATACAGCTCTTCGGTATCCAGCCCGTGCCGCTTGGGCTCTTCGTACCTTCCTCCATGCCGCCGAGCAGTGCAAACTGGCACACATCTCTAGTCAATTCGTTGGTCGGACCTGCAACGATCCAAGAGGTAGGAGTCTTGAACTTGCGTCCCTTCCACCACTCTGGGTAAAGACCGGTCAAGTGAATAGCAACTTCAGCTGCCGCCGTCCGAGTTTTGCCGGTTCGGTTTCCTGCAATGATCGCACGTTCAGGGTTTTCTACACCCTGATTATGCCACTCAGCTTGCCAGTCGTAAGGACCGCCTGCACTTCCAGCAGAAGCAAGTCCCCCGTACTCCGTAGTGATACGGTTGGTGTTGTGAATCTTTTCTAGCTCTTCAGCCAGAGCTAAAAACTGGGAAGCAACGTCAGACATCAAACAGTGCCATCCAACTTCTGGATTGTGAAGTTATACATCGCACCTGTGTTCAAAATTTGCGAAATCTTGTAGACAATGTGGGGGAAGAAGTCAGTTGTCGTAGAGATTGTTTTCACACCTTGAATTCCAACAACTGTCGCTCCAAAGGGGTTGGGTCCACCGATGCCGGAGGTTGGCCCACAAAGTGGGTTGCGTTCGTTGTTCATGTTTCCGGTCAGACCGGTTCTTACACCTTCTCTAGGTGAAAGAGGGTGTCCACCGTCATCAGTGATGATGTTGGTCAAGGTAAAGTTTGCATTTGAAGTGTGGTTCGCAGCCCCTGTAGATGCGTTGTTCGTCAGGTATGGGCCGCAAACTTGGATGTTAGTAGGCAATGCACCTGGGTTTACCATGAGTCCACCTACGCAGGTTATGTAATACGTTCCTGGCTGCAACGTCCATTTGTTGCTGCCAGGGGTGACTGTCACCCAGTTGGTGTTGTTTTGAAACACGTTGTAGTTGTCTGCCCCCTGACCTACGTTGTCACTGATAATTAGGTCTTGAGTAGACAAGACATCCTGGCCCCCTGGGGACAAAACCTCAGCGTGTGCAGAGAATTGTGCAACACGGAACCCAGCCAACGCCTCGACAGTGCGTTTGTTGACCGCATCTTTGTCACCAGTAGATCCGGCACGAGGATCTCTAACGTTGGTGATTTGCGTTTCTTGAGCCATCGTAAGAGAGGAAAACCCTTGAGCCGCACCTTTCTTGAATGTGGCGAAGTTTGCCGCTCCTACTTTGACAAAAAGATTGTCGTTATCGCCAGCCGATGAGACTTGCTGCAACGCCTGATATTGAAAGCCCCCACGGGTGTTCTGGCCTTGATTGCCAAAGAAGATCGCACCATTTCTCGTGGCATTGGCAGTGTCAGGGTCTGAAAAATAGATTGTCATCCCTGTAGCCCCAGTGCCGGTCGAGTCCAAAATCAAGGTGTCGGCAAGAGAATTAGGCGTTGTAGTTGTTGGAGAGCCAGAACCCTCAAAGATGTGCAGTGTTCCAAGGGCTTGGTCGTGGTCAATTCGGATTCCGATTTCACTACCACTTGATGGTTTGATCTGACCGTCTACCCCAAGAATAAGATCGTCGTTGATTGTGACATCTTTGGAGTTTGCAGTGCCAAGCACCACGTCACCCGATACAGTCAAATCTCCATTACCGGTGATGTTTGCGTGGGTAACGTTGTCAGTCGTGTCGAGAGTCAACGCTGCACGCACTTGTGCTGCCGTCTTCAGGGCATAAGCGTTAGACGCAGTTGCAATGAATTTATTGTCCGCTTCCCCATTTGGGTCTGGGACGTTGAGGGTGTTTCCTGGGCCCACTCCAGCAGCCTGCTCAACCGCCAAGACGCGGGTCTTGAGTGCGTCGTGCGTGGCTTTATTGATGGCATCGTTGGTCGCTGTAGCTTCTGCAACGTTGACAATCCGTTTCGACTCTGCGTCAAAGGTTGTGCCGTCTGTTGTGTCTACGCTCAACGACTGCTGCATCAGGCATACTTGCCTGTCAAAAGCCTCTTCGATTGATTCAGCCGGAAACACCCCAGTCGTCGTCAAATCCAGAGATTGCGTTTCAGGAATGACTCGATTGATCTTTACCACAGTCCCGTTGCTTAGACCGCTGTTGAATGTAACCGTGCCGCCACTGGCATCACCAGCACCAGATACTGTGTATACGGACGTGGAGATGAGCGTTTCAGTCCCACTTTCGTTGTGCAACACCCTGAGATCGGTGTCGGCAAAGAAGCGGAATGGCACAACAAAAGCCGTCTGACTTGCCGTGCTGGTGTAAGAAACACTCTGTTGTTCACTCGTGAGGGTCATGGGCTTGGCTCCGTATCAATGGAATCGGCATCAGGGTCAAAAGTAGGCAAATCTCCGCCTTCGATTGTAATGGTTTCTCGTCTTGGCTCCAGCGATGAGGCTAGGAAGATCAGCTGGTGCAGAAGGATGAAAGATTCGGTGAAGACACGACTACCTTCCTGTGCACCGGCTTTGTGTGTAATCATCCCTGCAAACGCAAGCAGGCCGGAAGTGAGTGCGACATAATCGCTGTCTTCCAGCTCCTCTCCGTTTTGCAGTTTGTCAACCACCGCGAACACGTCCTCGCCAATCTTTTTGAAGTTTTTGACCATTGCAGCAACAGGCAGGTCACTGTCGTAAGTAGACATTTCGCCTTCTTCAATCAGGCCAATAGCTTCGCCCACTTCAATTGCGGGGGCTCGTGTAGCACCTGCTGCACCTGCAAGCTGCGCAGCGGGTCCAGGGACCAATGCACCTCCAGAAGACATGATGTCAATCGCACCAGTCCTCAAATATTGAGAAATGCTTTCAGCATCAAACCTTGCTCCAGCTGGTGCTGGTGTACCTGTGACCTGCTCGTCGAGGACAGCAATTGTTGATCGTGTCAAATATTTGATGCCAGAAGCGATCATTGCAGCCTGCGCAACTGCTTGCAATGCTTCTGTCTTTCTGCCTGTTACAGAGAAGTTTCTGATTTTTGAAACAGCAGATTGAAACACCGACACAAGCCGCATGTATGGGTTTTGTCTTGCTTGCGTCACCATTGGGGTGTTGAAAATCGGATTAGGCATTGGCTGACTTTGCCCAGCAATCGGGTCAAATCGGCCTGCAACCATTCGTCCAAACAACGGGTTTTTCACGAGAGCTAGATCAAGCTCTGACAGACCTTTGCTGTTCCTTGGTACAGCCATGTCAAAGCCAGCTGCTTCCATATCACTGATAATTCTTTTTACTGTCCCAGTGATGTCCCTTCCGTAGTGATCCAACACAGGCTCACCGGTTCTTGCATGCTCCATCACAGTGTCACGCATCCATCGTTCAGTAGCTCTCCAGCCACGATCAAGTGTTTCACCATCGGTGATGTTCATTGTCGTCAGCAAGTAATCGCCGACTTCTGCTCCGCGGCCTGGGCCAACTCTGTCTGTCAATGATGGGTCTGGTTCTCCTGTGATAGACGAGTGTCTACGACCGTAGAATCGGAAATACATATGACCGCTAAACTGTGTCATACGCTGCCTTACTTCGCCTTCGAGAGGCCCGCTCAGTCGACGTGCAGCAGCCCCACCAAACTCCGGGAGCCCCATACCAAGCGGGTTGCCGTACGTAGACGCGATGCCGAGAGAGTACGGAGCTGCCCGCCCAAACACGGCATCTTGATACTGACGCGGGATTTGGTCAGGTCCGAACATCATGCCATACGAAGCAGTCTGTTTGCCTGCTGTAGAAAGAGCAATCAGTCGAAGTCTTGAAAGAGTGTTTGCAGTCCAACGTATAGCAGTGTCTGAAATGGTTCCGCTGTTCAGACGAACACCCAGAATGTCAGCAACTTCAGCTGCAATATGCTTTGGAATCTCTTCCCGATAATGTCGTCCCTTCTTGCTCTCTCCTAGAGCCTCGTACACAGGACTACCTTGGCCTCTGTTGGGACCGATAGTCTGCATCGCGTCAAGTGCAGGATCACGAAGGATGAGCTCCGTTACAGCTTGATTGAACCTAGTAGCGGCGAAGGAGTGGATGTCCCGTACGACAAACGGTTGAGTTGAGCTGCCACGGTCGCCAAGAGCTCCAGACTCGGACGGCATCTCTTGCAGGCGACCAGCAATGTCACCGGCAATGTCTGACGCTCCAACGTTGCCTTCTGCCAAGTGAGCATTAGTCCTTTGTCGAGGATAGAACGACAGGCCAAACTCCTCTTGCTCAAGAAACTCGCCACGACTTCGACGCAGCTCGGACAGCCTGCCACCTGCTCCGAACTCAGCCATAAAGAAGTCTGAGATTTCAAACAGCTTCAAGTCTTGGTTACGTCGCATCAATTCAGAGATAGCACGCAAGTCGCCCTCTCTGATGCGTATCGGTGGGCCGATTTTTTCTCCAGCACGCATGACTTGAACAGGTTTACCTTGCACAACGATCTCGTGACGCGTGGTGGGATCGCGGAGCATTGTGTAAATGCTTGTAAGCTCAGATGGGAACAACTGGACACTAAACGATTCGCCTTCTTCTCCTTGGAGCTCAAGGCGTAGTCTGCGTGGTTGTCGGCTTTGTCCTCTGAGAATACCTCCCACAATTTCTGTAGACGATTTTCTGCTTGGATACATCTGGTAAAACTGAGCATCCGTCAGTCCTTGCATCTCAAGAAACTCTGAGTACCTGCGGGAAAAGTCAGCGATTTCAAGGCGTGCTTGCCCAGAAGCTTCTTGTACGTCTGCCAACAAACGGTTGCCAGCTGATTTTCTTCCACCAAACAACATCTCGCCTGCCAGCAATGGCTGCAAGTCACGCAAACCAAAAGCAGCTACCAAGTCTGCTTGCGGTCTTCCCATCTCATCGGTTTTGATAGGAGCAAGGCCCTGACCTCCAATATCTCTGACGATCTGGTCGTTCCGCTCAAGAATCTCCAATGCCTTTTCAGCGGCTTTACTTCTATCAATCAAGCGTTGAGCAGTGACAATTTCTCGCATCACTTCACCAGCTCGGATCATCTCTTCACGCGAAGCTCTGAGCTCGCCTGTAGAGGCATTCTCGGCGTCGATGATTCGTGGATCAACTTCACCACCCTGCCTGAGCTGTCGTGCGTCAATAGCTTCTGTAAGTGCAGCATCAAGCCGTGGATCACCAGTCAACTGAGTGGACTGTTCTACAAGGCCATCAGTAGCATTTCGCAGCCGTTTAGGCATTGGATTCAAAGGTCGTTCACCAAGAACCTTTTTAGCCTCAGCAGCCAACACTGGGTCAGTGATGTTTGCACTTTGCAGAGCTTCTACGTCGCTTTGATAGTCACGGAAGTTGATGTCATACAGCTTTTGCTCGACGAGAAGACGTGCTCTTTCGACAGCAGCTTGACCCTTGGTCAACACGGCGTTTGCATCACTGGTTCGCGGCGGAACACCTCTAAGTGCACGCTGTAGAATCAAGGCTTGCTCGGCCTCGGTTAGTCCGGACTTCTCAACAACTTTTCGTATTTCACCCTGAACCAAAACACGGGCATCATCAGCGTCCTTGCGATCTGCATCTTTATCTCTGGCTTTCTGTGCAGATTCCTGTTTTTGCTTCTTGAGTTGCTCTCGCAGCTCAGCGATTTTGATCTTGGAGTCTTCTACCAGTTGTTCTCGCTCAGCTGCTCTGTCAGCACGAAGCTTGGCGTTGGCAGCTTTCTGCCTGTCCAATTGGTACTGTGACCTCTTCTCAGCTTCTGCACTGCCAACCTTTTGACCGGCTCTAAACGCACGGCGTTCGCCTGGGTTGTGTTGCACTGGATACAAGCTTTCGCCAGCGTCCATCAGTGTTTGCAGCTGTTCCTCAGTAAGCTCAGATCCGTTGTCACGAATCCGCTTGATCCTGTCAAGCTCTTTTTGCTTTTCTTTGTCAACCGGCTCTTCAGGCTTCTCAGTTTTCTCAACACGAACAGCAAATCCTGCGTCAATGTCAAGGCCAAACTCTTGTCGAATCAAATCCAAGAGCATGCGAGACTCAGCTGTGTCTTTGCCAGCTGTAAGGTCAATAGACCCTTTTCGCACTTGGTCAGGGTAGACGGATTTGCCGTTCAGCATGTATGTGCGGAGCCCTTGCGTTTCGCTTCGGACCAATGACTCTGCTCTTCTTACATACGCGTCGATGTAATTCTCAGGGACAGCATCAATGCTGTATTTGCCAGGCTCAAGTTTCAGCTCACCGCCAAACGCAGCTTCCTCAATCAGTCTTGCCCGAATCTGTTCTACAGACTCGCCTTGTTCGCGGATTGCGTCTTCCAAAGGGTCAACGCCCTTGCGAAGACTTTCGATGTATTCGGCACTAAACAGGCCACTCTTCTCCATTGCATCAAGCTCTGCCGAGCTCGGCATCTCAGGCTTGCGTGGATCTGGCTTGCTAGGTTCGGGCCTACCTGCGTCAGGACCGTGTTGGAAATAAGAACGCGATCCTGGCCTGAGTGACCAGTAAGCAAAGCTGTTCTGGTTTTGGTTGGGAGCTGTTGGCTCTGTTGATTCAGGTAGCGTTCCTTCTTCGCCTTCGGGCTTGTCGTCCATTCGTTCTTCGTTTTCACGAAGTGGCTCTGAGCTTTTGGGCGAAGCGGGATCGGCTGGCTTTGATCCGACTGGTTGGATTCCTCGACGTGCAAGCTGACTGTCAACGCGTGCCAGGATTTCTCTACCTCCCCGTGCGAAGCCAAGCTGAGCTGTAGTTTGCATCCGAAGCTCAACCAGCTGCTCTGCCGACAGTCCACTTTCTCGACCTTGCTTGAGTATGCTTACGTTGGACTCGTACGCTTGAATGTCTCTGGCAATAGCGTTGCGAAAATCAACGACCTGCTGGTCAGTCATGCGAGGCAACGAGTCCATAGTGTCAGAAAGCAATCTGGCTCTCATAAACTCTGGCATCTGGTGCTGACGGAGGTAGTGAGAAGCGATATACATACGCTCGACGGCCCCATCAAGACCCTCAATGTCAGTCCTTGAGTGGTGCTCTCTGTATTGTGCTAGACCTTCTTGGTGAGCTTTCAAAGCGACACCAGCCTTGGCTTGGTACTTCAACGCACCGTGGCCCATAAAAGCAAGTCCAAACACAACATGCTCAGGTGAATGACGTAGTGCATTGTCAAATGCATTGTTAGCACTTGCCCACGTCAGGGTTTCGGCTTCCATAAGTGAGATCAATTGAGTGCCAAAATCACCAGCCCCGCCAACCAAAGCAAGGTCACGACTCGCTCCGCCAACAGGCCGAAGATTTCTCCCCACGTATTGACCAAGAGTAAGTAGATCCTGATTCACAGTCTTACCGCCGCCAGGACCAGAAAGTCTTTGCAGAGCATCCATGACTGGCTTATCAGCTGGACCGTATTTCATGCGAGACATTTGTGCCCCAAGAATCGGCGTGTATTTATGGAACACCTTTAGGATGCCGTAAGTTGCAAGAACCTGCCAGGCAGCCATACCAAGTGCATAGTCAGCACGTTGCCGAGTCCCCAAGCCATCAGCAAATCCAGTTGTTCCCGCCAACGTGATTGGTAGAGCTGGGCCTGCTGGTGTAAGCCATTGCGCTAGACCAACAGTAAACTCTGGAACATTGACAGCAGCCCAAGTAAGCGGCGTGCTAAGCAATCCGCCTTCACCAGTAAATTGCAGCATCCCAGCTTCAACATTGGGATCTGGCGAAAGAGAAGCCATTTCTTCTTCTTGCATCCTTTGCAATTCTCTGACTTTTCTTTCACGCTCTGTTTTAGAATCTGCCCTCCATGCATCCACCTTGTCTGCCGTTTCATCAGCTCCGACAAGGTGAAGTAGAGATGCAACCCCAAATCTCACACCCGCCTGGAGCCTTTCGTTCAAGTACGTGTCTGTAATTTTTATACCGTAATGAATGGAAACGCCGCCTCGAATAAAGCTGTCTCTTGCTTCTTCGTAGAGACTTTTGTCCTCGTTGGAAAGCCTCAGATACTCAAGGTACGAAAGCCTGTCTCGATCCGCCTGTCCGCTTGCTTCATAATTTTTTTCGTATTCTGCAAAGTCCTCATCGGACATGGGGATGTCACGACCGTAGATAGGAAACCTGGGATCATTGTGATCAAGTCTGGTAATAGTTTGACCCGAATTTGGATCAGATAACGTTTCTTTTTCCAAAGGGAAAGAGGCATGCAACAGTTGTCCAGACCTGTCTACGAAAGCCATCTCTTCGTACGGAACATCACCAGTCTCAATACGGGTGTGAGCTCGTGCGACTACAACACCCAAAGGAATTGTTGTTCCAGGGTACAGAGAAGCTGCAAACTGCTCTTCGTCCTCCAAAGCCTGACCGCCGTAAGACCGCTCAGGCTTATCCTCTTCAGGCTTTTCCAAAGGGGCAATGTCTTCAAAGCCATTTTGCGGAGTGTCTTGAATATCTTCAAACTTCATGCAGTTGCTCCGCCTTGATTAGAACGCACACCAGCCCAGCCGTCGTTGTAAATCTCTTCGATGATCTTGGTTCGTCGCATGTCGCCGGATAGATACGGATAGTACCTGTCCACCATATCGGCGTACTTGGAAAGCCTGTACCCGCTAGGGTCGAAGTCTTCAAGAGTTACAGGTCCGTATTGAGGTCGCCAACCGAAGCTACGCAAGAAGGCGTCTGGCCTGTCCATAAGTCGGGCTTGGGGCGACATGCCTTCACTTTGGCTTGCCTCAATAGTGACCTTAGCGTTATCACCCTCGAACTCAACCCGCAAGATGCCCTTGGTATTGACACTTGTGTCGTTGGGTCTAATTGGAAACTCAACAACGTTATTGTCCTCGCCAGTCATCGGGGCTTGGAAGTCGATGAAATGTTCTGCACCCCAGCCTTCTTCGTCAGCTTTGACAACAGGTAGATCAGCAATTGCTCTTTGCATTGACTTGATTCGTGCGTCGTTACGTGTACCGTCAGACACAAACGGTCCATCTTTGCCAATGTAAAGCAGGCTGCTCACTGGGTAGTTATTCTGATTTGTGCCGGTACGATAACCGAATACGGTCTTGATATTTGCTTGGTTGGCAGGCTGATCCAACGCAACCAAATTCTGCGAATACGTCTTGTCTTTGAGCTCTTTGACAGTTTGCATAACAACTTGCAAATCAACGTCTGACCCGCCTTTTGCAGCCCGCAAGAGGACCGCCGTAGTTTGGGCTTCCACTCTTTCAATCAATCCACTGTTAGACACCTCAGCAACACCGTTCAGGCTAAATGCGTTGCCCTCACTGTCAAAGCCAGTCGGATCACTGTGCATGTCGATTGCGATGTCTTTGTTGAACCTTGTAATATCAAACTCAACAACATCACCATTTGCGTTTGTCACCTTGCCTGTGTCTTTGCCAAGAGCCAGTGTCACATCAGCATTAGCTGCAACAATTTTGGCTTCTTCTTTGTCGGCAAAAGTTTTCAAACTAGACATCATATTCAAGATGGGCAAAGATCGGCTCAAAGGCATTTCTCTAAAGATTTGGCGATCCGCTTCCGTCAAATTTGGATCAAGGAAAGCTGATGCGACAACTGCATACTCTCTCCCTTTGCCTTCTGGCCCTTGCATTGACCTCAAAACGTCTACTACTCTTTGCCGTCGTTCAGAGGGGCTCCCACGTGCACCATCATAAATTTGGGTTATGGCTCTAAACGCATCATTACGCAGCGAGATGTCTGAACTCTCAATGCCTTCGATGACTTCCGAAGCACCACCGCTGATGTCGTAAGTGCCCTCGCCAACCGCAGTAAAATAAGCTGCACGCAAACTTGGCTTCTGCATGATTGCTTCGTTGGTTTCGGAACGGATTCGGTCGTCTGTACCAGCCTGTATTTCTACAGGCGACGGCGGATTTGAAATAAGAGTACTTCGGTCGTTGGTGTCCTCACCCACTTCAAGAGCGGTAGCTTTGGCCTTTTCCAAGGTTTCGCGGAACTCACCGATCAAATCTTCAGTGTCATCAGTCGGACTAAAGGTCGTAAGCCAGCGTTCAGCACTTCTGACAATCGCATTGAGACTGTCTGCTTCTTCTTGGGTTGTGCCTGAAGCCCCCAGCGTGTCATTCTTGGATTGAACAAAGTTGATGCCTGCTTGGAGGTATTTTGCAACAAGGTTGACACCGGAGCCTTCAACAGCAGGTTGAATCTGCGGCTGCGACAGCGGGTGTGCTTTTATCAATCCATCCCATCTACCAAAAGGGTCAATTGATCCGCTCGTGGTAGTGTCACTTTCAGCAGCATTGGCGAGCGACGAAACAAGGTCTGTTGCTTGACTGTCAACATACCTTTTGCCCTCCTGTTGAATAATTCTTTCCGCTCTTTCAAGATCGGCTTCGTCGGTAACAAAACCGCCAGAACTTGCTGCCGTCATCAAGCGACGTGCGTCCTCAAACAAACCTTTGCTTGACAAGCCCCTTACACCGCTGAAGAGATTGCTTTTATACAAGCTGTCCGTTTGTCTTGACAGTTGCTCTTGATTGGTAAAACGATTTTGGGCAAGAGTGCTAGATGTACCTTGAATTGTTCCAAACTGTGCAACTATTTCATCAAGGGTTCGAGTACCAGCTTTGTTTGCTGCCTCGTTTGAATTGCCACTCGCACCAAAAGCTACAAATGCTTGTCCGTTGGCATATCGGTCTTGGTTGTCACGAACCTTTTCTCGTGAGGTCACTGACCAGTTGACAACATCTGCGACAATCGCGGGCCTGACACCTCTGGTAGTTAGCAGGTCCGTTGTTTCAGTTACTCTTTTGTCGTATGCCTCAAGATGATCCTTAGGGTCAACAACAAAATTACCTTGAGCGTCTGTAGTAGTTAGACCACTTGCGTAGTTATTGAGCTCTTTTTTTACCTCGGCAAGCAAAAGCTCTTCTTGTGGGTCAAGTCCGCCTCCGCCCTCGGAAGCTCTGTCAAGACGCTGCTTTGCTTTTGTTGCTTCTACAAGCGATTCACCGACGCTTGCAATAGCAGCACCAAAATCTGGGCCTTGCTTACGTTCGATAAACGGCAAGCGTTGTGCGGAAGGGCTTTGTTGAAAGCCAGGGTTATTAGCGGTGGAGGTTGGAATATTGCCCATGACTGTTATCCGTAAACGCTCCCCATGAGAAGACTGCCAGTGCCCTCAACAATACCGGATAGTAATGACGCTTCAGCCTGTGATTCGTACGCCAAGGCTCTTGCTTCACCGGAGAACAATTCAATGTCAGCTGCACGCCGCCCTCTCTGCTCGATGTCGGTAACTGTTCTCTCGATGCCAATCACCTCAGCCTGCAAGACAGATTGTCCAGTGACACTGTTCAACTGAATACCAGACGCGCCGTAGGCTGCACGTGTAGAACCCAAAGAAATCTCACCTGCCCTGTACGCTCGGTCTGCATCTTCAGCAGCTTGACGAAGTATCTCGTCAGCGTTCATGCGAGCAATCATTCGAGACTGCTCCGCGTTGCCCATGCCCGTGCCGTAGCCCATAGCTCCAGAAAGCATTGAGCCAAAGGCTTGCATGTTGTAGCCCATGCTCATTGCTTCGTTAGGAGTCATTGGTGTGCCTGGGCCCATGCCAAAGAAGCCACGAACGTCGTTTTCAAGGGTCATACGTTTACTCCGACTTCACAAAGGCAAGAG